AATACGACTCAGGGAACATTTACGCCGTTTAGTCAGACGGGGTGGAGTAACTTTTTTAACGGCACGACAGATTATTTGCTTCCAGCAAGTGGTGCTGACTTTACGTTAGGAACTGGCGATTTTTCTATCAGTATGTGGCTGTACCCAACAGCATCAGCTACTTCAACAACTGGATTTTTTGGTATCGGCGGAGCTGTTACAGGACAAATTAGCTTATTCACGAAGTTTGCAACTAACGCAAACAATACCTTAGTTATCAATGCAACCAATGGTACGCTATTAGTAACCACTGGTGTGTTTAACGTAAATGCGTGGAATCATGTTGCCCTTTCAAGAGCATCAGGAACTTTGTCTGTTTATTTAAATGGCACACGCGTAGCCAACACTTCATTTGCTGACAATCTTTCGCAGACAGCCCCATGTATCGGAAGGTCGTACTTTAATTTAAGTCAAGAGTATTTTGCAGGTTACATATCAGACCTTCGCGTAGTCAAAGGAACTGCGCTTTATTCAGGAACGACAATAACCGTTCCTACTGCGTACTCAACTGATGTAACAAATACCAAACTGTTGACGTGCCAGAGCAATCGCTTTATTGATATCAATACGCAAGTTGCAGCTAAGACAATAGCAGTCAACGGCACACCATCCGTCCAATCCTTTGAGCCATTTGCTCCGGGTGTTGAATACAGCACTAGCGTAGTAGGTGGTAGTGGGTATTTTGATGGAACTGGTGATTATTTAACTGCTCCCAATAATGCAGTTTTTAATTTAGGAAGTAATGACTTCACTATTGAATGTTGGTATTACCAAACAGTAAGCTCAAGTAGTGGTTCACTTATAAGTCAATGGAAATCTGCTGATGATGCGAATTCTTCATGGCAGTTAATGGCTGCTGACGGAGCAACTTTAACACCAACATTCACTTTCAATGTTACTAGTCCTGTCGGTATAACAAGCAGTACAGCCACAAAGATAAATACTTGGAATCACATTGCGGCAGTAAGAAACGGGTTAACAGTTACCTTATATCTTAATGGTGTATCAGTTGGTTCAAGTGCTATTTCTGGAAGCATGAAATCAGTTACTAATCCTGTTGGTATAGGAACAAGAGGTGGAAGTGCTGGTAGTTTAACTTTTGGCGGTGGATATATTTCTGGTGCAAGAGTTGTAAACGGAACGGCTGTTTATACATCAGCATTTACGCCACCAACAGCACCACCTACAAATATAACTAACACTTCGCTTCTACTCAACTTCACCAACGGTGGCATCTATGACTCTACTGCTAAGAATGTATTAGAGACTGTAGGCAATGCACAGGTAAGCACGACACAGGCGAAGTGGGGTACTACTGCTATCTATCTAGATGGCACTGGTGATTATGCAAAGTTTCAAACAACTGGTTCATCAAACTATAACTTCACGTTTGGTAGTGGCGACTTCACAATTGAAATGTGGGTTTACCCATCAAATACAAGTACTGTATGTGTGCTTGTTGGTCAATCTGACAATGCAACTATTGGTGGTGGTTCATTCTTGATTAGAATTAATGGAAACGTTGATTTTTACAGTGGTGGAACTGCTTATACGTGCACTGGTGCATCTCCATCAGCAAATCAATGGAGTCACATTGCTTATGTGAGAAATGGTACCTCTTTAAAAACCTATCTTAATGGTACACAAGCTGGTACAGCAACGCTTCCATCGTCAACCACTGCAATGAATGTAGGATCTACAAATTATCCGCCAATACTAGGCGCTTATTCTGATGGTAGTGGTGCGTTTACTGGTTACATTGATGACGTTCGAATTTCTAAGTTTGCTCGTTACACAGCTAATTTTAGCGTCCCAACAACAGCTTTTGCATTGCAATAAACATGAGCAGAAATAACAAACCATTACCAAGCGCAGAAGAACTGAGCCAATTGTTTTCTTATGACAAGGAGCGCGGTGTTCTTGTCTGGAAGGAAAGGAAGTTTTCTTCTCTGCTTGCAAATGGATGGAACAAACGATACGCAAACAAATGTGCTGGCGTTAAAAACTCTGCTGGATATTCAGTTGTTGCAATAAACAATACAAAGTATTTATCGCATAGAATTATTTGGAAGATGGTTAATGGTGATGAGCCTGTTGTTGTTGACCACATTGATGGAAATACCATGAACAATGCAATTTCAAATCTTCGGGCGGCAGATGAATCATTGTCTGCATTTAATAAGCGATTGCCGCAAAAACGATTACCAAGAGGTGTGCAACCAAATGGATACAGATATATGGCAAGACTTGCTGGTCAGCATTTAGGCACATATGCAACACCAGAAGAAGCTCATGCCGTTTATTGTGCAGCCGCAAAACAAAGATTTAATTGCGTACCAAACTCTCTCCAATAGGTGACTTATGTTTTCTAAAAACGGTTCTATTCCTAAAGCAGAGACAGATGGCACAGATGGCTGGATTGAAGTGCCTGACCAACCTGAATGCCCTGAAGGTAAAGAGGTAGTGTGGTGGTATCCACCGGGTTGGGTTATTCGTGATCCTAAGCCTGAAGGCAATTGGTCGTGGAGCCAGTCGCAAGAGCAATGGGTTGAGTACATATTGCCAGAGGTACAGACAGTAGATGTATCGGAGTCTGCGCAGGTCAATGCAATTACATCTAATGACATAGCAAGTTTAACTAGCAGCAGCTTCGGTGCATTATCATCCACTGACATTGGCGCTCTGTGAGAAAGGATAGATCGTGGACGATTTGGAGGCGAGATTGAACGCACATGAAATGGTATGCGCTGAAAGATACAACGGTATTTGGGCGCGTCTAAAGAAGATAGAAACTATTCTGATAGGCAGCGCTGGTGCGATCATCATGCTTCTCTTATCGCTTGTACTGAAGGGGTAGATCATCGACCCTATCTCACTATTGATGGCGGCTAATGCTGCTGTCGCTGCGGTAAAAAAGGGTGCGCTCTCTACAAAGAAATAAAGTCTGCAGCTGGTGATGTAAAGGGCGTGCTTGACGATCTGAAGTCTCAGTTCCATAAGATTGCAGACCCGACACCAGCGCAGAAGATACAGTACAACGCTGAAGTACAGCGAGTGCAGGAAATAGCAAAGGCAGACCCAGCCGATGTGTTCACAGAAATTGGCAACCAGCTAGGTGCTTTGCTTGATGCGCAGGATCAGTTGGGTCAGGCATTGCTGGCAGAAGAACTAGCTATCAATACTGTCTACAAAGGATCAGAGTCTATTGGTCGCAGGGCATTGCGCAAGATTATCATCGAGGCCAGAGTTGATTCAATGATGGCAGAGCTGCGCGAAACCATGGTGTACCAAGCGCCTAAAGAGCTGGGTGCATTATGGTCTAAGTATGAAAAGACAGTTGAAGTCATCAACAAGAAACAGCAAGCAGCAAGAATAGAGGAACTCAGGATTGCACAGGTTGCCGCATCTAAACGCAGGAGAATGATTCGCAAGTTTAGGGAAAACGTGACATGGTTTGGCGCGGTTCTGTTCGTAACGATATGGCTAATAAGCGTCCTGATAATGATAAAGACGAGCAAGACAGCATCCCTTGGGTACTACTAATATGCTTACTTGCGATGGTCTTAACGCTTGCTATTGCTTTGCCATTGGTAGGGCTAGCAATCATGGACGCAAACAGCGCAACCAATGCAGCTATAGTTGAAGTGGATCGTATGCGCAGGATACGCAAGCTGATGATGCGGGAACTTGAGGAAAAAAATGCTAACACTGAACCAACTGAAACAACTACTGCCGGGCAATAAGTATGTTGAGCACTGGCATCATGCATTAGAGCAGCTGCTCCCTGAGTACGAGATCAACACCAACAAGCGCATTGCATCATTCATTGCTCAGTGTGCGCATGAGTCTGGTAACTTCACCGCATTAAAAGAAAACCTAAACTACAAGCCAGCAACGCTTAGAAAACTTTTTGGCAAATATTTTGAAACAGATGAAATTGCTCAAGCGTATTGTGCCAAGCCTAATAAACAAGCTGCTATCGCCAATCGTATATATGGCGGTCGTATGGGTAATGGCGACGAGTCTAGTGGTGATGCTGCTCGTTGGATTGGCCGAGGTCTTATCCAGCTGACTGGCCGTGCAAATTACCAAGAGTTTGCAGACAGCATTGAAGTTGATGGCAGACCATTAAAGATTGATGAGGTTCCAGAATACCTGGAAACATTCGAGGGGGCATCTCAGAGTGCTTGTTGGTACTGGGAGAGTCGGGGTCTAAATAAATTCGCGGATACTGACGATATTTTGGGCATGACTAAGCGCATAAATGGGGGGACGATAGGCCTGAACGACCGCATTAAACATTACAAACACGCGCTGGCTGTGATGCAAGGTGGGCATTGATGAAATTATTTTTCTTTATAGCGATTGCGGTTATGTGTATTGCATCCTGCGAAGATACGTTTAGGTATCCATGCCAGGACAATAAGAACTGGAACAAACCTGAATGCCAGCGGCCAACCTGCGCTGTGACTGGTACTTGCCCCGATCAATTGGTGCCGGCTGCAGACTTCAAGCCAGAGGAACAAAAATGAAATTGAATTCAGATTTGATTGACTCATATATCAAGTTAATTATTGGAACCACATTTTGCTTGGTGCTATTGATGATGAGCACCCTGGCTATGTATTCGGTGGTGTTTGTCCAGCAACCGATGACTGGCATTGCGCCAGCGGATAAACAGTTTTTTCTATTGCTTTCGGATATGAGTAAATATGTACTCGGAAGTTTAGCAACCCTCTTGGCTATCAAGGGCAAGGATGGTGTGGCCAAGCTGATCGACCCACCACCTGGTGTATCCAAAGCCAGTGACTGGATTGATCCACCACCCAAGGCACCAGCTCAACGCACTGAGCCCACGCTTGAGCCGGTATCAACAGCTGCACCAATAATCACAGGCTTTAATGGTAAGCCTGCCCCACCACCAGCAGCACAACCGGAGATCTAACATGCGATTTAATGCCAGTATACTTGTACTATTAGCTGCGTTTAGTGCCAATAGCTATGCGGGTGGTGAACTAAAAAAGGTTTGCCATGACGAGAAAGGCAAGCAAGTCTGCAAAACAGTAAAGGTGCATAAGAAGCTAGAGGGCAGCACCAAAGTACCACCAAAATGAATCCTTACTTTATTGTTGGTGCTGTGCTTGCTGTGGCCATTGCCGGTGGTGCTGGCTATGTTAAGGGCGCATCGCATGGTCGCGCTGAAGTACAGTCAGCCTGGGATAAAGAAAGAATCAAACTGGCAGAAGAACATGCCAAGGCAATCACAGCTGCGCGTGAGAAAGAACAGCTGCTGCAATCTAATGCTGATCAATTGAGAGAGGAAGCCAATGCAAAGAATCAAGAGCTTGGTGCTCGTGTTGCCAGTATTGCTGACAGCTTGCGCAAGCGCCCCGACCGCGCCACCCAGGCAGGTTCCGTGTCCGGTGCCGCCGGCTCTGCCTGCCCCGCCTGCATCTGTACTGCAAGAGAACTTGCTAGAGAAGATGCAGAAGCTCTTATTGCCATAGGTAAGCAGGCAGAAGAGCTCCGCATCGCATTGAATCAATGTGTTACTCAGTACCAGTCTCTGCGTCAGTAGCATCCTTTAGTTGTGCTCCGAGAGCTCGTATGCGTCTGCCATACATGCTAACGATTTCAGACTTCTTACCCAGGTCAACCTTCTGGATAATTGATTCGTTAAGATCTCTAAATTTTTTGAGCACTGACATGCGCTGGCGTGGTGCCACCTTACCTGCTCTGGCCGTCTTATCCATAAGCTCAATAAACTGGTCAGCCCATGCATTAAGGTCTTGGTGAGTGGCGTGTACTTTTGGCGGCTCATCATCCTTGCCAGGCGTAAGCAATGGGATGCCGTCGACAGGCGCTGTGGCCGGCTCTGGTGGCTCTTCTGGCGCATCATCCAAGTCAGGTACATACTCATCTACCAGGATGGGTTCAAGATCCTCTGGAACTTCTGGTGCTGGTGGTGGCGTTGTTGCTGGAGGTGGTGCAATCATATCCAATGGGTTTGCAGGCACCGGCGTTACATCTTTAATTGGCCGTGGTGCAGTATCCTCTGGATAATCTTGGGCTTCTTCTGCGCTGATCAAGCCTTTCAGCACATCAGGAAAAGCATCACGCAAGGCAAAGCCACGCGCACGCATTTGCAACATCCGTTTAGGGTAAGCCTGCCAAGGGCCTTGTTTGCCCCATAACCCAGCTCGCTTTGCATCCTCAACGCTAAAGGTAGCAGTGACAGGCTTGCGTCCTTTCCGGTGTGCTATGCAAACTGCAACAGGATTGACCGTACCTTCATTGTCGATGCGCTCTTCGATCCCTTCGCACACTGGACTAGCTTGTACCAAGGCAGCCATAGCATCACCGTAAACCGACGGCTTCCCATTGATTACAGCGATGTTCTGCAGTGCCTGCATGGGTGCCAGGCCCAGCTCATAACCCCATTGAACACATACCATGATGTCTTGTGGCTTGCCCTGGTAAGCCTTTGGCACCATGCTGGATTCGGAAAGCATTCTTGAAAACTCAATTGCTTCACCCATAGTGGCTGGGGCAAAGCCTTTAGTTGTAGTGAGCTGCATTGTTTTTCTCCAGTTCATCTTTAATTGTTATGAGCACCAAGGTAACAATGGACTCAACTATTTCGCAGGCCTCTTCTCTGTGTAACTTCGGCACGTTGCCTAGCAAACTGTTGACTGCCCTATCGTGCGCTGTTTCAAGCTCGTTTAAATCAATCATTTTTTAAACTCCTTTATTGCAAGGGTTGATTGTCTGATGCTGTAGGCATCCTTGGCTTTTACAATTTTCTGTGGTTGTGCTGCGTAGTTGCGCATTGGCCAGCTGATCTCATACTTGCCTGCAACGCCTTTGGACGCTGTCTTTAACATTGTTTTAAGATCTTTTTCAGCATCGGCTCTGTCTTTCTCAGCTGCAGTAATTCTGCTTTTGGCATCAACAATTTTCTCTGCGAGTAATTCAGCCTCAACATCTAAAACAATTGATTCACCAGCTGCGCTTGGATACATCCGATCTGCATCATCACTGGTTGCCGGTGGGTAGAAGTCAACAGCTCCGGTGGCTTTGTACTTTTCCAGCTTGTCTTGGAAATCAAGCACTGCCTGTTTAATTGTGGCCAAGGTTTGCTGGTGTGGCTCAAACAAAAATATACGCAGCTCAGTGCCGCGATAAAGCACAGACACTGCGCCCCACTTAGCCTGCATGATGTCCATCTGAGCCTGCAATTGGACTGGCCCACGGTACAGCGCTGGGATCTCCTCGGCCTGGACAGATGTTAGCTTTGCCTCAAGCACTCCAAAACCATCGAGCACTATTTGATCTGCGCCAATAACAAAAATGCCGGCATCATGATCATTTTTAATTACTTGGCCGCGGCCATCAGCATAACCATCCAGGCTGCAAGCCAGTGGTAATGTGGCGTGATAGAAAGCGCTGCTGAATTCAGTTTGTAGCTCCGTCAGCTGCAGGCGCTTGCCGGTTTCTAACAAGATAATCTCCTCGAGTCGATCACCCCAGGCCATCGCTTCATTCTGCTCAAAGTTATTGAGCTCGCCCTTCAATGCAGAAATGGACATATGCAGCTCGTCATTGGGTGTCATGTACTTAGATAAGCCTAGCAGCGATGGCAGTCGGCTGGCTGACATCATGGTCGATGGTGTTTTTTTGCCTGACATTTAAGTCTCCTTTAGTTTGTAGATCCGCACCACGCGAGCGTGAGCGGCTTTGTGTGTGGCTTCGGTGAAGCCGATTGCTGTGAATTTTTTACCTCTGAATACAGCTCCGAGCACGCTAGGGTGGAGCTCTGCCGGCAGCTGGATTGCAGCTCGAACATCATTGATTGATACCTGGCCATCCCTCTTTGCGATGTCGGTAGCTATCTGCCTGCACCGGCTCAAGAAATCTGCATCACGGCGCTCAAACAGTGCAAGTTGGGCATCACGCAATACCTGGCCGTTAATCATATGATCCCCGCCCAAACCAAAAGAATAACCATGATGGCCATTGCCACCATGAAGCCTGTAAAAAAGTCGTCATTCATGCTGCACTCCTTGATATTAAGTTAGCTACTTGGCTGGCACCCCAGGTGCGGCCACCGCGTGATGTCTGCACACCGCGAGCTGTTAATGCAGCTGCGATTGAGCGCAGGCTGGTTGAGCCAGTCTTGGCAATGATGTCGTCGATGATGGGCTTGACGCGCTGTGCAAACTGATCTGCGCTTGCCTGGATGCTGGCGATGCCGGCAGCAGAGCCTGCTGATGGGTTTGGGCTACCTAGTTTGATGCCGCGAGCTTTAGCTGCCTGCAGTGCTGCCTTGGTGCGACGGCTAATCTCTTCGCGCTCGTGCTGTGCAACTACTGCACGGATACCGAACTCAAGGGTGCCGGCGTGAGGCATGTCAGCTGCAACGATCTGGACACCAGAGTCGCGCAGTGTCAGCAGGAAAGCAGCCTGGCGTGACAAGCGGTCGATCTTGGCGATCAGAAGAGCTGCACCAGTGGCTTTGCACATAGTAATAGCAGCCTGCAGCTGTGGCCTGTCGTCGTGCTTGCCTGATTCGATCTCGGTAAATGAGTGGATGATGCCGTCGGCGTACTGAATAACGGCTGCTTGCTGGGCTTCAAGGCCAAGGCCTGATGCGCCTTGACGATCTGTTGATACACGGAAGTAAGCTACATATTTAGACATTTATCGCTCCTGTTTCTCGGTGGCGTGGCGATCTTTATTGACCGTGAGACAGAGATTATATTGCTGCGATCAATACGTCAAGCACTTTTATTAGTTGACTAGCTATGATGTTTGAATATATCGTTGAGCAATATTCACAGAGAGGTGTAAATGCAAAATAAGCAACAGACATTTATGATGAAGATGCGTCCTGAGATCCGCGAGCTGTTAGACCTGGCTAGCAAGGAGCAAAGACGCACCAGGGTTTCGCTGATCGAGGAGCTCATTGTTGAGGCTTACGGCAGGCGCTATGCCAGCACCAATGCCAGGCTAAAGCAATTGCTTAGTGGTGCTGCATGAATGGCCGAGGAGCTCGAAAAAAGGGTGCAACTGGTGAGCGCGAGCTTGCTGCCTTGCTACAAGATCAGCTGGGGTTTGTGGTTAAGCGCAACCTGGGCCAAGCGCGTGACGGTGAGGATGACATCACCATTGCGCAGTTCAGGATTGAAGTTAAACGACGCGAACGAATCGAGGTGGATAAATGGAGCGAGCAAGTAGAAGCCTGCACACAGCCAGGCGAAGTGGGGGTGGTGGCATACAGGCGCAATGGCCAGCCTTGGCGGGTAGTTTTGAAGCTGCACGATTTCCTGCCGCTCATGAGGGATGCGTTGAAGTGACTGACTG